ATGCTTCATGGGCGAGCAGATCGTATTGCTCGCCATGAGGCTTGGGCCTCTATGACAATGGGCAAGAATGTTGTATGGCTGTATCAGCAGGAAATGGGAATTCTCCCAAAAGATGCAATGAAGATGTGGATTACCGCAGAAGATGAGCGTGTATGCCCTATCTGTGCTCCGATGGATAAGAAGACTGTTCCTATCAACGAGAAGTTCGAAACTACGGCGGGGCAGTTCTGGACTCCAGGTGTACACGTAAATTGCCGTTGTGATATCCGCATTATCCTTCCAGACGACCGCGAGAGTCTGCGTAAAGACTGGGACGAGAATAAATACCTACGCGGTCAGCCTGGTAACAGAGGACAATTCAGGTCAAAGCCTAAGCCACAGACTTCTACGAAAGAGCAGGCTGCTGATTATTCAAGGCTTTCTGACTGGATTGACGTGTCGCTAGATGAAGTACCTAAAAAATCTCTGTTTAGCGAGCCAGAAAAGAAGGTCAATGCATTTGGAATCAAACAGAGCGCGTTTACCGGAGAAAAGAAGAGCGCATTTACTTCTCCAAAGACGAGCGCATTTACTGAGACAGCGAAGGCTCCGGCGAATACGTTTACTGAGCAAGAGAAGAAGCCTCCTGTAAGACGGCGTAAGGTCGTTACTTGGGTTTACATTAATGGAAAGCATGAGCGTAGAGAGTTCGAACCTCCTGATGTTCCAGAAGAGCAACAGTACATTAAGCAGGACGGAAAAGTTGCGTTCGTTCCTTACTTCGGGTTTAAGAGTAGGTTCCAGGGTAGAGAGCACAAGATCGTTAATCCTTGGAACCGTGAATCTAGCGAGCAAATTGCTAATATTGATACTACTGACTTGGAAATGGGTAGTATCCCAGTCATTAGTAACGCTTATGTTGAAAACGAACCTATTGAGATAACTGGCGATAATCTATCCGTAATAGATATTCCAGAGTCTCTGCGTCTTGCTATCAAGGATTCACTCGCGCAAGCTAACTTGTGGCTTAGTGAGGAACAGAAGGCTTACGAACGAGATGTAGTAGTAAACGAAGATTTTGATGATGAAGAAGAAGGAAGTACATTAGGGGCCACTGACAACACCTATAACTTCACTCCAGCAGTTGTAGGATTCTCTGATTTTTATTCAGTAAATACTGAGCTAGATAATATCAACAGCAACGGCTCCGATAACGTTGCTGGAACTTATAAGATTCGCATGGCTGAGCCTTCTGGTCAAGAAGGAGAGATTGTAAATCATTTACTTACTCCAACAGATGACCGTAAATTAACATTTAGATTGTCGGTCAAAGACTTCCAGAGTATCTATAATGACCTTTCTGACTCTAAAATAATTTGGGAGAGTAATAGTTCTACTAGCCCAGTTTATAATCCAGATATTGCCAAATCATTCCCAGAGCTGTTCTTTAGCAACCCATGGTCTGATGACAGGTGGGTAACTGTGGTATATGCGCAGCCTACTGCGCCGCCAGAAGTTTAGAGACAGAAAAGGCACTCCCTATCCGCCCATGGTCAAGGAGTGCCTTTTCCTATTCAGTTATGATGGAGACGATATCACAGTGAGTTCACCGATACGAGAGAATACCTACATGGCAACTCCGAATGAGCTTTACGAAGCACTCGACGTTCTCCTTGATGGAGTCGTGGACCCACGCGAGATTATCGAAAAGATGGGTCCAGATGCCGCTGACTGTCATGTCAATGCACCATTGCGAACTTTTAAGCTCAAGAAGCGCAAGAAGAAAGATAAGATTGAAAAAGGCATCAACCTAAAGGCGATGGTTAAGCCTTATGTCGGTAAGCCAACTGGAATGGCTGGTGCAAGTGCTCACAAGCAAGGTGTTCCGCTAGCTGCCAAGCTCAATAGCCTGAAGAAGCCCAGCGCATTTAAGGCTCCTGGCTCGTATAAGCCAGGTGAAGCGCTACAGCGTCGTTTTCAGGAAAAGAAAAGTGGTCTTTCTAAAGGATTCACCCTAAAGGACGTTAAGTCCGGTAGTGAAGTTCTCATGAATGGCGCTAAGAAAGCTGCTGGTCGTACTACTGCAAAGGGACGTTATAAGCAAGAAATGGACCAGAATTACGCTAACCGTACTATCGCTTCTGGTGCTGCAAAGGGCCGTAAGAGCCTAGTTAAGCTCGGAATGGCTGGCTCTGCTGGTGCTGGAGCTACTGCTGGTGCTTATGGCATGGCTCAGCACAAGAATAAGAAATTTAAGAGCCTTGTAGAGCCAGAACCAGTCATTAAGTCGATGACTTGGGATGCTGAGATCACTGGTATTGACGAGGATAAACGTCAAGTATTTGGGTGGGCCACAGTTACGCACGTAGACGGAGAAGAAGTTATTGACCGTCAGGGTGACTACATCCCACTTGAGGAGATTGAAAAGGCGGCTTATAACTATGTCCTTACTTCTCGCGTTGGTGGAGATATGCACTCTAGGGATGGAGATGCTCCTAAGCACACTGCGGACCTCATTGAATCTGTAATTGTCACTCCCGAAAAGGCTGAGGCTATGGGTCTGACTGATGCCAAGAACTATGGCTGGTGGCTTGGCATGAAGATTAATGATGATGAGCAGTGGGAGCTTGTTAAAAAGGGAGAACGCCAGGGGTTCTCTATACACGGCAAGGGTAAGCGCACAGATCATTCTTGACTAACACCATCTGATCCTGTTAGCTCTACGTATGATGATTATGAGCGTACCTCTCAAGAGAGCAGTGCAGCGAGCGGTTGACCGTGCAACTGGCGGTTCTGAATACACAACTAGGTGCTACAACCACGAGGTAACCGTTCAGACTTCCCTCACTAAAATGTCTGGATGGGACGTATCCATCGACGGTTTCTTTATCGGTTCTTACTATGAAAAAGAACTACGCTAGTAAGCGCTCAGACGAGCATCAAAAAGCCGTCGAAGAGCGTAGGCGATCTAACGCATCAGGTACACACAATTCTTATAAGAAGTATGTTGACGAGAAAGATAGTCTTAAGGAAGAACTAGATGACTATAAGGAGTCAACGTGCCTGTGAATGCGTTCGGTATTTCTAAAGCCGACTGGAAGAATATCGAGCAGCGAAAGATTGATTCGCGTAACGCCCGTAGGGGTAAGCGTCAGGGCGCACAGGCAGTCGGAATTGGTGCTGCTGTAGCTGGAGCGGGTGCTGGTGCTGGTGGAGTTAGCGCCGCTAAAGCATTTGCTGACAGAGGCAAGAACAGCTACAAAACATCTCAGGTGTTTAGTCCAAATTCGCCTAAGTCTCTGCATCTCCAGAATGCAGCACGAACTGTTGGCAGGTCTATCAAATTGTCTCCAAAGAGCGCTATTGCTGCTGGAGCTACTGTTGGCGGCGCTGCTCTTGCTGCTGGTGGAGCAGCAAAGTTCGGCGTCGGTCTTGGAAAAGAAAAGCACGCAGAGAAGAAGATCGCGCAGATGCGTAAGCAGCGCGCACTTAAGGTATCTAAGTCTCTAGGAGAAGATATGTGCATTAGTGCATTTGGTGTTACGCACGAAGGTATCTCTAAGGCAGATATTCCTACACAAGAAGGTTACAAAAAGGCGAAATTGGCTTCTGCTGGCAAAAATAACGTTCAGGTTCGCAGAGGAACTTATGGCAAGCGCATTAAGGGACGCTTGAAAGATCAGGTTCCAGCAATGGCAGTAGATGCTGCGGCCACCGGAGGACAGTTAGCGCTGATGCGTAAAAGCCCTAAGACTGCGCTAGCTGTCGGAACAGCTTCGCTCGGAGCTTCATATGGCTTAACTGTTCGCGGAGCAAAGCGATCAGCAAATCGTGAGATTAAAAACAAAGACATTGTTGTTACGGATAAGAAGACCGGTAAAAAGGCAATTGGAACCGGATACCTTGGACATAAGTTTGAATAATTTGTAAAATGAGCACACGGCACTGCGATGAATGTGGGGCGAAAATGTCAGGTGGCATTTGTTCCCGCTGCGACTATAGAGAGTAGATATGACCAAACTTGATAGAGCTAGTGACGTTGAATTTGAGGCTCGCGTTAAGCGTCGCAAGCGTCTTGGTGCAGATCTTGGTCTTATTGCTGCTGGCACTACAGCCGCTGGTATTGGCATTAAAGGCAGTGGAATGGCTGCTAAGAAACTAGTACCTGCAGTTGCTACGGCGGGTAAAGCAGAGAAAGTAATCAACAGGGCATCCGGTGCTTCAGTTACCACGGCTGGTTTGGCCGGTGCTTCCGCTGGTGTCAATAACTCTCTGATTACTCAGGCTGAACTTAAGCGTCGTGATGGTAAAAGGAAAGATATTTACCGAGTTAAGCGACAATTGCAGGCTGTTTCCAAGAGCGCAGCTAAGAATCTTGAACAGAATCGTCAAAAGCGCTCTCAAGCTTATCCAAAGATTGCAGCGGCTGGAGCAGCAGCAACCGGCGCTGCTGCGGTAGGAACTTTGGGGTCACAAGCTGGTGTTGATAAATTGCGAATGGTGACTCGCAATCAGAACATCAAGAGAAACCAAGGTAAGAGGCTTAAGGAAGCCGGGAGGACTATGTACAACGAGTCCCTCGCTGCATCCCGAAACATTAAAAGTGTTAACGATGGCCCTAGTAAGAAAAACGCAGACAAGATGCTTCGTGGAATTAAGAACGAGGCGCGCGGTCTAAAGCAAGAGCGAAGAGGCAAACTAGGGGCAAAGGCCGCAATCAAGGGACAGAAAATCCTTAAGCCATTTGTTAAGCCAAAGGCGGGGATCGCACTCGGTGCTGCTTCCGCAGGACTAGCTGCCACTAGTGCAGTTGCTCACCGTAATAACAAAAAGGGCGTTACTCGTCCTCGTCACGACTGGTGGCAGGGTTAACATAAATCTAACAGAAAAAGTTTGTGTCAAACTCTGTTTTATTATGTAGTACTGTTTGTTTTGAAGGAGGCAATATGCGCCGCGTTAAGAAGGTAAGTGACATTGAGATTGATGAGGTCTCATTGGTAGACAAGCCTGCAAATCAACATGCGGAGATTGCTATTGCTAAGCGGGCTACCGAGGAGGAAACCGTGCCCGAGATTTTCAACGAAGAAGGCAACGCAATCGAAATGGATTCGCTCCAGTTCGGTGATGTTGTTTTCGATTCAGAAGGTAATGCCTTCGAAGTTGTTCCAGAAGAAGCTGAGTACACAGAAGAGCTTGAGCCTGTTGGTAAGTCGCTTGCAGATGAGATCCGTGAGGATCTTGCAAAGGCTGCCGGCGATGCAGAGCGCGACGAGGTTCTGAGCAAGGCCATGGAAGAAGTTGACGCTCTTCGCGACCAACTCAACCAGGCTGAACTCATTGCTAAGTCAGAGCGGGATCTTCGTCTGACCTCTGAGTACATTGAGGTTGCGAAGGGATACAACGTTCCTGTTGATCCTACTGAGCTTGGTCCGGTTCTTCTTCGCATGGCTGAGAGCATGAGCGACGCTGACTGCGGAGTTATCCACAAGGCTCTTACGTCGTCGGGTGCAGCACTGTTCGATGAGGTTGGTTTTATCGGTTCTGCCGATAACGCTGATCCACTCGCGCGTGTTGAGGCCGAACTTGAAGCGGGAATCGCTAAGTCGGATTCAAATATCAGCAAGGCAGAAGCGATGGGCGAATTCTTCGCTGCCAATCCTGCTGCTTACGACGAATACCTCGCCACTCGGCGCGGATTCTAGGAGGATAAGAAATGGCATACGAAGAGGGTCTGCGGTCTATCTCTCTACAGGTTGACTCGTCTCTTGCAAGCGCAACTGGCGTTGATGGTATTGGAGCTTCCCCGAACAAGGGAAAGCAATACCGATTCGTCAAGATTGTGTCGTCAGGGACTGTTGGTCTTTCGGTTGACGACGAGAGCAAGCTCAACATCGGAGTTCTCCAGAACAAGCCACAGGTGACCGGCGCAGCCGCCACCGTTGGTATTCGTGGAGTGTCGTTGGTTGAATCTGGTGCTGCTATTACTGCCGGTGTCCTCGTGACGACCGATGGTGATGGTCAGGCAATCCCAATGGTTGACGGCTCGTCTGTCGCACTTGGTGTTGCTCTGGAAGCCGCGTCCGATGCTGGCGAACTTATCTCCGTCCTGCTACGGGTTAACTGAGAGGGAATGAACAATGCCTAACCCCACACAGAGCGATCTGCATGTCAACGTCCCGTTGACTAATGTTTCGGTCGCGTACATCCCGAATGCGGGAGACTACATTGCCGACAAGGTGTTCCCCCGAGTGCCTGTCAGCAAGCAGTCAGATATTTTCTGGAAGTACGGTAAGTCAGATTGGCGTCGTACCGATGTGCAGAAGCGTGCCCCCGGCACTGAGTCTGCTGGTGCGTCGTGGAACCTGACGACTGATACCTACTACGCTCAGGTCTACGCTATCCACAAGGATATTGATGACCAGATTCGTGCGAACGCGGACAGCAACTTCAACCTTGAAGCTGATGCCACCAAGTTCATCACGAACCAGCTTTTGCTGAAGCGTGAGCAGGATTGGGTTTCGAAGTACTTCGCAGATGTTTGGACCACTAAGTACACTGGAATCTCGGGTAACTCCCCGACTTCTTCGCAGTTTACACAGTGGAACTCAGCATCGTCTGATCCAATCAACGATGTGTCCAACTGGGTTATCAGCTTCCGTGAGCTTACGGGTTACGACCCGAACGTGTTGGTTCTTGGACCGCACGTTATGCGCGCACTGAAGAACCACCCAGATTTGGTTGACCGCATCAAGTACACCCAGCGCGGCGTTGTCACCGAAGACCTCGTTGCTTCGCTGCTCGGTGTCAAGAAGGTTCTCGTTCCCAAGGCTACCGCTGTTACGGGTCCGAAGATCAATGATGTGGATGATCAGGATGCAGCGGCTGACCCGGAGTTCGTGTTCAGTGGGAAGAATGCTCTTCTTGCTTACGCGCCGGAAAGCCCATCGCTGATGCAGCCGTCAGCCGGTTACACGTTTACGTGGAACGGTTACGCTGCTGGTAACGCACAGGGACTTCGCGTTAAGTCCTTCCGTCAGGAGCACATCGCTTCGGATCGTATTGAGGCAGAAATGACCTACGATCAGAAGCAGGTTGCGGCTGACTGCGGTATCTTCGTCAGTGGTGCGATTGCTTAAGTAATACAGAAAGAGGGGTCATGCACTAGCTGTGTGGCCCCTCTTTCTGTGACTTAGGCTCGATGACTCAGTTAGGATATGAATATGAAAACTGAAACTGCCTACAAGGTGCGTAAGACTTTCATTGATGACGGTAAACGCTACTTTCCTGGTGATGTAATTGAGTCTATTGAACACTTCCATCGCCCGGAATCAATGATCCGTGGTGGATGGCTTGTAGAGATCGAAGCAGAGCCTACAGAGGTAGGCGATAATGTCGTAGAGCTTCCTAAGAAGCGCCGTGGTCGTCCAAAGAAGGTACAAGATGATTCCACCATTTAGTGACCCATTTCAAGAGATCTCTAAGAGCGGTGGAGCTTCTAAGGGGCAGTCACGCAAAGAGATTCGTACCGGGCAAGCTCTGAACGTCGTAGCTGGCGCTGGTGGCCTTAACGCCGTTCGCATGGCGGTTAAGGAAGCCAAGGGAGTCAAGTACATCCCTAACTGGCACGGAGCCGTTAATCCTAATAGCAAGTTGACTCGCTTGAGTGAGAAGAAGGGCTTTAAAGTATTGAAGCCAATCGCTCAGCGACCAAAGACAGCAGCTGCAATTGGTGTGGGCGGAATGCTTGGACTGCACACTGCTGAACTAACAGGGGATGCAATTGCAGCCCGCTCACTTCACATCGCTCATAAGAACGCAAAGAAATAAGGAGATAAGAAATGACTACTACTTTTGGACTTCCGAAGTCTGATAAGGGTGCTAAGGGACACGCGCTGTTCTTTACTCAGGTTACTGAAGCTATCAATGCTTTGGAAACTGCAGACACTAACTCGACTAACCTGTTTGATGCTAATAGCATTCTCGCGGCTACTTCTGACAATACTCCGACTGCTCGCACAATTGCTGAGGATCGTATCGTTGGCCGTAAGACTGGTGGCGCTATTGGTGCTCTTACGCCTGCCGAGGTTGGAACGATTATCCTTAGTGTTGATCAGACTGCCGCTGATGGCTTTGACTTGGCTCTTGGTACTACGACTGGTACGAAGATTGGTACTGGCGGAACTCAGAAGCTTGGATTCTACGGGGCAACTCCTGTCGCTCAGCAAACTGGTGTGGCTGTAACTGCTGGAGCGGTTCACGCTGCTCTCGTCAATCTTGGTCTCATCACCGCTTAATTCAGGTCCGCTATCTAGTGTCGTGCATTGCTGCTAGTTGTATATTTAAAGAGACACAAAGGAGTAAGTCATGGCACTAGATAGTGGCCTCAAGGCTATTGCAAGCACTGCTACGGAGATTAGTTTTGCGTCGCAAGGTGGGCTTACTGTTCTTATTCAGAATCTTTCAGGTGTAGATGTATATCTGGGTGATTCTGGCGTAACTACATCTACTGGCTACAAACTGGCAGATGGCTCATCTATCTCTTATGACCTTCTTACGGATGATTCTGTATACGGAATTGTCGCTACTGGTACTGCAAGCGTGCGAGTCACTTGGTTGGGACGATGAGTAAGCCTAACGCTGGGATTAATACATCTGGTAGCGGATCAGCTGGTGCTCCTGGCGCTGACGGTGCAGACGGCAAGACTATTCTGTATGGTACGAGTGCTCCTACCACTGAAGGTGTAGACGGAGATTTCTACATTCGTACTACAACGAACATGTTGTATGGCCCGAAATCTTCTGGTACTTGGCCATCTGGCACGTCTCTAGTTGGACCTGACGGCTCTGACGGGGCTGGATTTGCTGACATTATTGTTGATGCTGGTGGCGGAGGTACACATACAACAATCGCAGACGGCTTGGCGGCTGTCCCGGTAGGTGGTGGAACGGTCTTTATTAAGTCAGGCACTTACTCTATTAGTGCAGCGCTCACTCCGATCACAGGAACAGTGATCATTGGAGAGGGCATCAGCACAGTTATTACGCCTGCTAACTCTGCGAACATCAACGTGTTCTCGCTATCGTCCGTAACTGATGTGTCGATTTCAAACTTGAAAATCTCAGGTAACTCGGCTAATGAAACATCAGGAAGTGCGTTCTTACTTTCCAGTTCTGACAGGATCAGAATTGACAGAGTAACCATCACCGATTGCGCCGAATATGGCGTGAAACTGGCAAGTTGCACATATGTTTCAGTCACGAACAGTGTGTTTACTAGCATGAAGAAGATTAATATTTATGTGAGCGCCCTGACTACTCACCTACTTGTACAGGGCAACTCGATCACTACGTCAACTACAGCCAGCGCACATGGCATCAGCTTCGATTACATTAACAATTTCGATGTACTTGATAATCACATCACGATTGGTCTAGCAGCACACAAGGCAATTGTGCTTGGAGGCGGCAACTCGCTTGGCTCCATCTCTCGCAACACTATTACCGGGATTACATCGTCTAGCAGCAATAAGTTAGAAGTTAATAACTCGACAGATATTCATATCCAAGATAACGTGATTAATATTCCTAGCGCCTCTTCTGGCTATGGAATGGCAATTACGCTTTTGTCAAACTCTGTTGTTAGCGGAAATACCGTTACCATGGGTAATGGCACTGCTGCCGTAAGCTTAGTCCAAAACGTGAGTGTTTCGTTTGTAAGCAATGATATTTATTACACTGGGAGCACAGCCGCTCTTGCATTATCCAGCGATTCTGGTTCGATAATAGATGGTAACCAGATAGTAGTGACGGCTGCTGGTGCTAAAGGAATTGTGTTCTCTAGTTCCAATTCCAAGGTCATCATTACAAACAACTCTATTAGGCTTGGGTCGTCATCAACTGGTGTTGGCATTGATGCAGATTCAGTTAACTATCTAGCAATCTCGAACAACTATTTTTCTGGCAATACTAGTGCTATTTCGATTAAACTGACAACAGTTACATACGCCACGGTTACCGGCAATACCTCTAGCTATGGCGGTGGCATCTATACATCATCTACATGCACTGATATTGATATTGTTGGTAATTCGATCATGGGCCTTGGTACAACCAACGTCAATGCTGTCTCGATTTCCTCAACTACTAGATATACCGTAGCGAATAACAACATTCTAGTTCCATACGTCGCAACTAACGGATACGCAATTTCTGTTGCCACCACATGCAACAACGGAACAATTACTGGCAACGCCATCAAAATGCCAACGTCCGCAACTGCTGCCGCTATCAATGTCGCTTCTACATGCACGGACGTTGCCATTGACGACAACAACATTATTGGTGGCGGAGGCACTGGAGCCGGTGCAGGAATTAAGGTGACGGCTCTTGTCGGAGGTTCTATCTCAAAGAACAGGATCTCTGGCTGTGGTGCAGAAGGTATTCAGGTAATTACTGGATCAAAGAACCTTGTGATTGACGGAAACGTTTGCAACCACAATGGTATTTATGCGTCCTCTACTTACCGTGATGGAATTGTGATTGTGGACGGCGGATCTGGAACAACTAAGGATCTGATCGTAGCCAATAATCGTTGTTACGATGATAACGGCTCCCCCACTCAGGTTTACGGCATTCGTCTTGTGAGCGCACCAGACAATTTGTTGTTTAGCAATAACGTTGTTGTTGGGAATGTGACTGCTGGAATTCTTCTAGCGTCCGAGACAAACACTACGTTCCAGCCGTACCGAAAATTGGTCAATAAGACAGTTAACTCGACACAAACCACTATTGCTCATGGTCTGTCTTATGCTCCTACGTCGATTCAAGTTTTGATGACTTCTGCTGGAAATGCTTATCGGTCAGCGTCTTCAGATGCCACAAATATCTACCTCACTGCAGACGCCGATTCCCGTACCGCAGACATTTTGGTCGGTTAAACAAACGAAAGAGTAGTCGAATGGCGAATCAAGACTTTGAAATGCGTCAGGGGGCTACGTTTCGCCATGTCATTAGGTGGAAAGAAAGTGGCGAGAACGTAGATCTCACTGACTACACAGCAGATATGCAAGTGCGTATTCGTCCTACTTCAGACGAAGCGGTGATTACTCTTGATAGCTATGACGCTGGTGGAATTACACTTGGTGGCGCAGAAGGAACAATTACTATTGTTGTTGATCCAGAGGTTACTGGTGCTATCGAAGCACGTAACTATATGTATGACTTGGAACTAACTGACGATAGTGGATACGTGTTTAGGCTTCTAGAAGGACGCATTACTGTTACTCCAGAAGTTACGCGATTAGCACCATGAGCGACGAGATTATTGTTGATGGTGAGTCAGTTACTGTTATTGAGATAACTACTGGGCAAATAGGTCCGGTAGGGCCAGAAGGCCCACAGGGTGATCCAGGAGTTGTCGATTACACAGGACTTGTCTTAGATGATGATTCACGCCTTACTGATTCCCGCACTCCGCTGTCTCATACTCATCCTCAGTCGGACATTACGAACCTAACGACTGATTTAGGAAATAAAGCAGATCTAGTTGACGGAGTTGTTCCTACAGCGCAGATTCCGTCCCTTGCTATAAACGATACTTTTGTGGTCGCCAACCAGTCCGCAATGTTGGCATTGACTGCTGAAACTGGCGATATCGCTATTCGTTCAGATCTCAGCAAGACATTTGTTCTGCAAGCTTCTCCGGCTTCTACTTTGTCTAATTGGGTCGAACTTTCTACTCCTACTGACGTTATTACCTCGGTAAATGGTCAGACTGGTTCTGTTGTTCTCGGGTATTCGGATGTAGGCGCTGCTCCAACAAGCCATACACACGCCAATACTGACATTACTGGTCTAGGCACTGCGGCAGTCGCCAACACGGGCACTGGGGCGTCTAACGTGATCTTGGGTAACGACTCACGGCTGACGGACACGCGCACACCGACCGCCGCGAGCATCGTGGACGCCATGATTGCCACGACGCTAAGCCCGTCGAAGATCACCGGCACAGCGGCGATCCTTGGTGCGAATACGTTTACGGCGCAGCAGTTCATAGACGGCAGCGCCGACGCAATTCAACTTCGCGTACAGGGTCATTCGTCACAAACCGCCAACCTGCAAAACTGGGAGAACTCGTCTGGTGCAGCACTGGCCAGTGTCTTCTCAGACGGATCACTACTGACCCCCAAAATCTATGTCGGTAGCGCGGGTGTCGGAAACTCTGGCTCGTTTGGTTATGCGTCTTACGAACCGCTTGCTGGCGGGTCAAGGATCAACACCTCCACGCAGACGAATGTCGCGCTCACCGTCCGAAACTCTCACGCATCAGCGTCCGGCAAATTGCAGTCATGGCAGGTCACGGCTTCGGATACCGAGGTCGCTTCTATTAGTGCAGCAGGGCTCGGCACGTTCGCGGGCGTCACCCTCAGCACCACCACAAGCCTGAGCCTCGGCACGCCATCAC